ACTTCATAATATGGCAGATTATCGCGAGATTAGGCTTATTCCAAGTTCTCCATATCTAATCTTAATAGTCTCAAACAATAAATCTTTATATTTAATCTTACCCTTTTCATAGTCAACATCACTGGTAGCGTAGAAGGCAGCATTGGCAGCAGCATGGGCAGCAGAGTAAGCAGCATAGGCAGCATCGGCAGCAGCATGGGCAGCATTGGCAGCAGCATAGGTAGCAGCATAGGTAGCGGCACGGGCACCATAGGTAGTACGGGTACCAGCATTGACAGCAGCATTGGCTGTCTCAAGTAACTCTTGATTAGTTACGCTTTTATCGTCCTCTAACCATTTCTCTACTAATTCTATACACTTAAGAGCTTCTGCTGTAGGCTTATGCTCTTTCTTATTAACGCTCTTAGCACAAGCTAGAGCATAAGAGACTACTAGCTTATGAGGGAGATTAAGCGATTTAATTAAGTTTTCTATTTCTTGTTGATAGGGCATAAAAAACTCCTTTATCTAGAGTTAATCTCTTCACTCAGCCGCAAGAGTCTCTTGTTAGCTTTTGATTTGTCATCCTTAGCTATGCTTAGGAATAAAGGATTGTCAGTACTCATTAGCTTACGCAGGAACGAAAACGCCACGTCTTTTGGTAGATACTCAATAAACGTGACAAAATTGTCAACCTGATCTTCCGTTAAATCCTTTATTTCTGCTTTAGATTTATTAAGATGCTCTATCAAATTATCACAAGTTGTATTGATAAGAGCAGACTTAACGTCTTTTGGATTACACCAGGTTTTAAGTTGCTTTTTACCAGTTCCGTCAAGTATCTGCTCAGGCGTCAGAGGACCGACTTCCCTTTGTAAGTACGCCTTATAAGCCACTAGTCGCTCTATGCCAATAATACCAGCTGCCATTCCATACAGAAGCTCTCTGGGCGTTCCGACTTTAAACAGCTTATCTAGTCGCTCGACACTGCGTCTATCTACCTTGACTGGCAAGGTAAAGTCTTGTCTTTTTTCTTCTAAAAGATCTGGCTGTTCATTATAGAAACCAAGAAGACTCGGCTCAAAGTTCTTTAACTTGGCGTAATCGCTCCATTCTTTGAATGACGGCTCAAGCTTAATGTGTACGAATCTGGCCATTAGCGCGGTCTCTTCCACATCGGTAGTAAAGTACTCGTCAGTCGGTGGGTTACCTGCTGCGACTATATGGCAGTTCTTTGGTAGTTTAATTGTATGAAACGTCTTATCTAATGCCAACGAAAACATGCCGTTAAGGATGTCTCTTCTTGCGCGGTTAAATTCATCTAGAAAGATTACTGCGCCTGATTCTGGGTTTTGTTCGCAGAATTCAATCATTTGCTTAAGCCACAAAGGTGTAGCAAATTGAGTCGCTATTTCACTACCGTTTTCGTCTTTAACGAACGAAGCAAGGCCCAGGATGTCACCTAGGTCAGACTGAGTGCCTAGGTAGAAGGGAAAGAACTTGTAGCCCTTCTCTTCTGCATATTGTTTAATAGCCGTCGATTTACCGATACCTGCGTGTCCCCAGATAAAAGGTGTTAGCTCTGCTTTAAATAGGTACTCTAGGCTCGATTTAAGCTCAGTGATATTCATGATATCTCCTTATTGTTTATTTAACTAGTGTCCCATGGATTTTATCAGGAATCAAGGATTATTTATTCTTCTGTCTCATCATATTTCGGTCTTTTTAATAAAGTACCTGAATCTCTCATTTCGAGATACTTGCCGTACGCAGCCGACTTAGGCTGAGTAAATGCTAATCCTTTACACCAGTAATCATTCCTAAGTAACACTTTGCATAATCGTCTCCAGCTAGGAGCTATTCGTTTAGCCTCAAGAATAGCTGGTGCTTCATCTGGGATGCCTTCGCCGTATCCTCTAGCCTTCCACCATTTAATAAATGTCTTAAACTTAACTATATAATGGTCTTGAGTATTTTTAGGCAAGGAGCTAAGTAATAGATTACAAAAAGATTTCCAAGTATGATTATCCGGTTTTGAGATTTTAGAATATCCAGTCATATTGCCCGATTCTTGGATATATAATGCGCCAGAATTAACACCATTGACTCTATTAACGACTTTATACCAGGTGGCTGGCTCTAGTATGTGATATAACCACAAGCCTCTACGCTGGTCATCGCCATAAGGTTGGCAAATACGCATCTGGCTAGGCGAAAGTCCTGCCTTATGCATCTGTTCATAAATCTGGTTAATAGGTAAGCTAGGGTTTAAGTAATGATAGTGCCAAAGATCTGAAGTGGTCCAGTCATATATAGGATATACATTATAGACATTCTCAGTGACTTTAGTGGTGTAGTTCTTATCTTTAAATTTAATTTTAGTTTTTAAAGCAATAGTTCTAAATCGGTTTAAACTCTCATCGGTACGAATACCAACTAAGCAAGCACAAGCCTTGCCTTCCGCATACCACTCGCCGAATAATGGGACAAATTCCTCAAACTCCATTCCAGACTGAAAGAAGTTGAAAAACTTTTCATCTGTAACCGCAAATTCTGGTGCAGGTCTCACCCACATATCCTTAACACTCGGGTCCCAAGCAAGCCATTTAGGTTGATAATTGGATACTGCGTTTCTTAGTGCAATAGGTAAACTGCACCAATACAACTCAATATTGTCTTTATATAACTTGATACAGTTTTCAGCATGCTGCATTGTAAGCTTGTACTGAGCTTCGAGATCTACCAGTAAGATACCTATCTTACGATTACGACGCTTAGCTTCTGCCATAACCAAATGAAGCATAACAGTGCTGTCTTTACCTGCGCTAAAACTTAAATAAATCTTCTCAAAGTTATCGAATACAAAGTTAATACGTTCTTGACTGGCATCTAAGACATTAATGTTACTATACTTTTTTAGTGTGCTCATGTTTCTCCGACCATATGTTAAGATATTTTTCAGCTAAATCATCAGCAGCTTTACGTTCTTCTAATGATAACAGGTTATACCCTCCCACGCAAACACTACTTGGAACATTATACACCAAGGCGCATGAAGCTTGTCCTAGATATGCTATACGATTCATAGCTTCGTTGGTTAGATTATGTTCACAGCTGTAATGCCATTCGTTTATAATGGTCTTTAAAGCAGCTTCGAACTTAGGTAGATCTTTAAATAGACTTGCGCATAACTCTAAAGTCTTATCTTTAGGATAATCCATGCCGCCATAGAAGCCGTGGCGATAGTCCTCCCATTTATCGTAAGGATGGAATATACGAGTCATATATCCTGCTCATCTAAATTTTCGAAGTCTTCTGTTTCAATAGCGTTATCAATGTCCCAACTCTTACTAAACTCACTATTACTGAACATTTCGACTAAACCAGAGACTTGGCATAATCTTAAGACCTCGTCTGCATCCATGCCAAGGTGTTTAGCTATCCAATCTTCGCTACGATTACGTTTCTTAAGGTCCACCACAATGTCAGACATCGAGTCTACACCATGTTTACCTCTAGCTCGATTATGACGTATAGTTGACGCCATCCTGTCAGATCTGTCAGTTCTATCTTGGTTAATTACAACTAAAGGTAGATAACCGTGAACACGTTTCTGAATAGGTTTACTTTCCTTACCAACGCGATGTCTGTGGAAGCCGTCAATTACAGTGTATTTACCTTCATCAGGCCAGGAGACGATAGGTTGTGTATAGCCGTCCTCTGAGATGGATAGCTCTAAGAGTTTCATTTCTGGAGGTGCTACGGTATTTGGGTTATAATCATTCGCTTTGACTTCTGTGTTAGCTATCCACTGGACGCAGTCAACTGGTTCTGACTTAAATGGCGAGTGATTATGAAGGGCTAACCGGATAGTATTAATTGTTTCGACTTTTTGTTTAAGTGGTAGATTGTCTAGTTCATTGAAGATATTTGTTAGGTTTTCGAGTAGGTTCTTAAGGTTCATTTGTCCTCCGAAGATAAGTATACTATTGCTTTGTTCAATAAGTCAACACTATCTTTGAATCTTCCTAATCCATGAATGTCAATAGTTCTTCCACAAAAAGAAAAAGCCCCTAGAAGTTCCTAGAGGCCATTAATTACTAATGTAATTTTAAGTACTTAATTACGCCGACAAACTTACAACACAATTCCAGCCAGGGGCTGAACAAATGAGGTTACCATAGTAGCCAATTCGAATTTCTAACGCATCAGCATTAGATCTCATTTCTGGATTACTTTATATCCATTAACCGGTTCTAATTGTGCTCTGCATTGGCAGCAGCATACGGTACGGTAGAATCTATCATAATAGATGAATTTATGATTACATGCAGCAATGATTGGAGCTCGCAGTATTTTTTCTTGTTCTACCTTTTTATCTAACCATTTGTCAAATTTAGCAATCAGACTCTTAATCATGTCTCACCTCGTTTGTTAATTATATCAAGTTCCTTCATTGAAGTCAATATAAATAAAAAAGCCCTAGTTTTTAGGCTAGGGCTTTCAGATTAACTAATAAAATTAATTAGTTAGGCGCTAAGCTGGACCACACAGTTCCACCCCGGGGCGCTACAAATTAAATTTCCGTAATAGCCTATGCGAATTTCTAAAGCGTCAGCATTACCGACGCGCAGTCCTTCCAAACCTTCCATCCCGTAAGTAAGGATGTGAGGAACTTTGCCCAAGCTTCTCAACTTCCATGTATTCATGGTAAGCAGGTAGCAAGTTTGAGGAGGGCAGCTACGGTCAGCCAATACAGTAACTCGGCCATAGGCAGATTGGAAGGTGATACCTTCGAATGCTACTTCGACTTCGTCGTGGTTAACTTGAACGTATTGTACCTTGGCTCCAAGAGCGTTAACAAGGCTAGCGTATGAAGCGAAGTCCATAATAGCTAGGTCTGGTTTTCCACCTTCTCGGTTTAGGAACGCCAAAGCGTTGGTCATGCCCTCTTCAATGGTGTAGGACTGTGCGTTAAAGCGACATCCTGCCAATCGAGTGGGATCTACAGAGCGGTTAACTCCCCAAAAGCTGTCATTCGAAGCTGGAGTGGATACAGGAATCCAAGCAGCAAGTCCAGACAAGGCAACGTAAGGGATAGTGCTAGAGACGCTAGAAGCGCCTGAAACGATATCACCATAGACACCCATTTGGTTACCAGCAGTAGTCCAGCTAGCATCAGTACCAGCGTTAAGAACCCCAGTGATAATGCCGTTGGCTCGATCTACCGACAAAACCGACAACTGAGTCGAGGAGATTGCAGAGATAGTGCCAGCAGTGTTAACGAAGTTAACAAGTGTCATACCTACTTCAAACGCCACAATTTGTTGTGGATTCGAGAGTGTAATCGAGTAGTTAGATCCAGAAGTATTAGTTCCAGAGCCAATGCTACCGCGAGATCCAGTACCGTCGCCGAACAACTCAAAAGCGATGTTGTTAGTGATGTTACGGAATCCGCCGTCCATTTGGAGTTTTGAAGCGTCGACGAATGCGCCAGCATTAGTCTTGGTCTGTTCCATAAGGAGGTTAGTGATAGTAACAAGTTGATAATCTTCAATAACGTAAACAAAATAAGAGACTAGCGCAGTGGCAGTCTGTTGATTTTGAGCGTTAGAGAAGGTATGCGAACGACCTTGCGGAGTTCCATACTCAAGGGGAACAGGGATGTACTTACCGGCAAAACCGTCAGGACTCTCATTCTTGGGGACTAGAGCAAGGAAAGGGTTTTCTTTGTAAACCAGATCCTTCATATATTCTTTATCGTCCGTGTAAAGCTCTTTTAGCGCGGCGATTTGGTTCGAACTGTTTGCATGTACTGCAGCCATGTTCAAATCCTTTCTTTAATTAAGTTAATTCAATAAGTTAGACCCTATGTCTAGCTTACTGTAACATCGATACACTTACTGCGTCTTTCGACGACTCACTGGTATCTAGTTAAAATTTCTCACCTTTGAACTTCAGAATTGCTCTTTCTCTAGAGGTTAACGGCCTAGAGGAGCCATGACTGTTGGTCAAAGTTTTCATTGGCGGCGGGGTCTGCGGTGCCTTTGGTTGACTCTGAGGTGCGGCTGATGAGGGTTTGGCTTTCGGAGCGACCGATTCGCCATACTTTCTCACTGAGTCTAACCGGGAGAGCTTCCATGACTCCTCCCGTAAATATTTTTCTACTTCGTCAGCGGCTTCTTCAACCGACATGACGACTTTATCTTCTTTATATGTTCTTTCAATTAAGTCTACTACGTCCTTCTGTGACCTGGTATGTCTGATAGTTTCATAGTCAGGGCTATTCTTCACCAGGTTACTGACATCAGCTGTAATCTGTTGGATTGCCGCTTGATATTGCTGTTGCTCCTGTGTCTTAAATGTCTCTTGTACGCTAGAGTTAGCCTTTTCAAGCTCGGCTAGTTTAGCCTCAAGCCTATCAATATGGGCTAGGATTCTAGGATCTGTGTTAGGAGTGTCTAGGATCTGTTGGGTAAGCTCATCGTAGCTAACACCAGTCTCGGCTAGCTTTCGCATTGTGTCTTTTTTGAGGTCAGCTTTAGAGATGTAATCGCGCTTAAATGACTCTCGTTCGGCTTGTATCGCTTGGCGCTCAGCTTCTAGCGCTTGTTTCTCAGCAGCTAGCTGTTTTGCCTGCTCTTGAGCCTTGGCACGAAGATTGCGCTCTTGACGAGCTAACTGTGCGAATTGACGAGACAAAGATTCGTCTTTTGGCTGCTCTACTTCTGGTTTAACCGAAAGATCTACATCGGGGGTAGGAACAGCCGTAGCCTCACTAATGCCGATTTTGGCGTCAATGGGCTCTTGAGTCGTCTGACTAGGGGCGATAGCCGACAGTTCTTCCGGGGCGATATTAGTCTGATTTTGGACTACTTTAGTCTGCGGCTGTTGATAGGCGGGGACTGCGGGACTGCTAGGAGCGGCGTCATAAGAGCTCTGCCCTTTGTTGAATGCGGCTACTGCTTTAGCTGTTCGGACATGCTCTGGCGTTCCGTTTTGGGGGATGTTACCTGGATTGTTACCTGGCGCTGGAGTGATTTTCATTTTATTCCTTTGTTAAAAGCTTCTATAGCTTTCTGTCGTTTTTCTTCATAAGTTAAAGTAGATTGTTTATTTGGTAAATTCTTGTATTTATTACATAATTCTTCAAACTTAGAGTCTCTGTCTGGTTTTTGTCTAGCTACCCACTGCTCCGCGGCTGGTCCGCAAGCTTTTAGATGCAAATATCGATTTACAATAGCATACCAAGTATTACGATATCTTTCTGGCCAAAGAGACTTACCTAAAGTAGTTTCAATAGGAGGATTGTAAACAAGTCCTCGATCGACTAGGTCGTAATACAAGTCTTTAACCTGCTTATCCGACATTTTGTGTGCCGGACTTGGAACGAATGTACTCATACTTCCTTATGCGGCTGGGGCCGGTTGTGCTGGGTTTTGTGGAACTAGCGGGCTTGATTGTTGGGGCATAGGCGCCATGGTGGGCTGGATAGGCGCTGGCGGTTGAGCAGCCTGTATAATAGTTTGACATTGTGTAAAGAAGTCTCTAAGCATTTGGCACTTAGACTCTTCTAGCTTAGCTGGCATATAAAGGTTTATGTATTGAACTGTGAGCGTCTGAGCTAGCTTTAGGTCTAGAAACGGATCTGGTTGGTTATACTTACCAGATTCGATAATATCGTCTAAGTAGCTGAATATACGCTCTTCACCTGCATTAGCAAGCTTCTCTATTTGGCCCAGATCTGGGAAGTCAAGAAGTCGTCGTCCTTCTTGGATTGAAATCATACCAGAGCCAATCATCTCGGTGACTTTAGCTAGGCGCCCAGCTGGATCTTTAGGGAGTGAACTTTGAGTAAAGCATTGGATGACAAATTCGTCCATCTTTAATGCCATTTTAGGGAAGTCTATCTCTTTAGTGCCGTTCTTGTTGGGGTATACTGTTGCGTATTCGCCGTCTCTAATTGCAATTTCCTTAGCAAGTTCAATCACTTGGTATGCAAGATCGATGAAGAAGTTATCATACCTACGACTAAGCGCAGCAAAACGATCAGTGCTAATGTCATCATAGCTGCGAATAGCCTCACCCGAATCAAGTCCTTGCGGCTTTTGAGCGCTCGCTTGCATTGCAGACACACCAGATTGCTGGTATCCATATTGGATGAGTTTATCTCGCTCCGCGTACAACTCGGGAGCATTGCATGGAGCGACTTCATAACTAGGTTTTGTCCCTCTGAATTTTACGATGACGCCGATCTCATTATTATGAGCGGCGGACATTACTTTAGATCCGTCTTCCTGGAATACTCTTGGGACGCCTACGAGCTTAATTGCCCTTGAAATTGTATGTAGGATGCTGTTTAATTCGAGTTGAGTCCCCATTAATTGCTCTGCCACACCTTGCGCCCAAAATCCTAGGAGTCTAGGGGCATAATGAAGGAAAGTAAATGGAAATGAGTCTTTATTGTACTCTTCGTCTACTAGGTATCCAGCGGAGCATGCTAGCATGTGGCGTCCGTCGCTGGCATGTTTGCCAGATCTAAGGTGCCAGGACTCAACTACCATAACTAAGTCAGAAACAGTTTTTGATGAATCAGCTGAGTTGTCTGGATAAGCTTTAGCGGCTAGCTTAAGCTTATCTTTCATTTGAGGGAAGTTGGTTAGGAGCACGTCTCTATCAACCAGCTTAAGCCGGTAAAGCTGTCTTGGTTCGCCGTACATTGCTTCGTTCGGGTCTACTAGTAATTCCGTCAGCAGAACGCGCTCAAGGCCTACCTTACGATCATAGGTCTCATAGGTGTGTATCACCCCGGTACCTGTGACTAATGCGTCCCTGAGGGCTATAGCAGCTTTCTCGTGGGCTTTACACTGGTAGAACTCACCTTGGATGAAGTCATTAAGCTTTTGGCTTAATAGGCGTTGCTTGTAGTCTCCATTGTCAGTAAGGAAGACAGGAGCTGGTCTAGACTGCGATATACGAGATACCAGGGTATCGGTAACTGATTGAATTAGGTTGAATGTGGGGCGCTCATTAGGAACGCCGGTCATATGATCTAGTTTAGTAAGATTTTGTCCGGCAAACGAGAATAAGCTTTGGTTTCCATATAATCGGCTATAAATAGCAGTTTGGCGGTATCTATAGTTCTGAGACTCTTTAAGATAGGCGGCAGAAGTTAATAGCTGGCTTGCGGCTTTGTTCTTGTCCTTCTCTGTCCACCAAGGCATAAGAGCCATAGGACTACGGCTATCGGCCATAGTTTTCATGGTGATCTTATTCTTAGGCTTATCCGAAGGAGTTACTTTCACTGCTGCTGTCCTTCACTTGACCAAAACATGGCCTGTTCTTCTGTTAGCTCGTCTGGAGTTTTGATGTCATCTTGAATGTATTGCATTTGAGGAATCTGTATCTCTTCCTCTAATGTAGGAGATTGTAATAGATCTTGTGGCTCGGCTACTTGCTTGTACTTCTTCGGCTTAATCGGCTGATCACCTAGTTCAATAGAAATGCCGTCTACTTGAATAGACTTGACGCCGTTCTTCATGCACATTTTAATCAATGATTCTAATTGTTTATGTGATTCTATTTTCATTCCATACCTACGAATATCAGACTCCTGGGACCATAGAGATAAATTAAAGACTTATCAGGAACTAAAGACTTATCAGGAGCTGAAGAAGCATACCTAACCGTATTTCCAAGGGAGCAAATTAATTCGGCAAAATCTGACTTATTTAATATAACTTTATTGAAATCTGACGAATAAGAACGATTGATGATATCTTCTTCTACGGTTAGGTTTACATTGCGAACGGGTAAATCAGGACCGGCCAACACTCGCTCTAACTCTGAAAATTCTTCTAGTCGTTTAATTCTTAGTGTCATAATGCCTTTAAGTGCTCTAGGACTTGAAAAGAGTTGCCTATAAAATATCCATGGTTGTGAGCTCTCATGTAGTAGGTCTCGTTCCTAGTTAAATGTCCTTGTGGAATATCTTTCTTTTCTCTGTTGAAATATTGTTCAGCTATCTGCTTAGGAGTGTCGTAGATTATTACGGGCGTCACATCTAGTCCAGCTGCGTCTAATGGCTCTAGGATCTGTGACATTGAGAAGGGCGTTTCTACTATAATAGGCTTTAAACTGGCTTTATCATACTCTATAATAGATCTAATGTAATTATTCGTGTTCTTAAAATCATCGTGGGCTAACACGCTATACTTGTCTTTCAATTGGTTGGCTACCCAGGTTTTACCTGATCCGGGGACGCCCACTAATAAATATATTTTAGCCATTACTTTAATCCTAGTTTCTTAGCTTGTTTTTTAAGGTCTGATGCGGCGGCCACAAGCTCTGCTATCTCTTGCATAGCGCTAAGTCGATGCCAAGGACCTATTAGATTTCTTTCTAACGGCGATAACTTATCATACTCTTTCAAAGTCATAAGTTTTCCGCCGGCAAAGCCGTAAGAGTTAGGCACGTTTTACCTCGAAATTGGTGATTTCTTGATTTTCTTGCGGATTTGGCTAACCATGTCGTGACTGTCCTCATCAGGAAGATCATGTCCTACAGATCTATCAGTATCATAGTCTAGGTCATCTAACCCTTCAGATTCGCTATAGTTTTCTTTCATTAGTGAATTATAAGAGGCTTGATCTTCTTCGTTAGCATCTTCGTCGGCGTTTCTGGACAAATCCGCTTGATCTGAGTCGTCTGAGTCCATACTTCCGTGGGACTTAATGTCTCGAGGAAAATGAAACAGGCTATCAGAATCTCCGATGCTTCCGCCTTCAGCCATTCTAGCGCGTCTGGCCATAATAGCTCCTGCGATTGAAGCGGCATGCTCTAATTCTGACTCTTCTTCTGGCTGCTCGTCCATTTCATGGGCAAGGCCGCCCTCAGCGTACATATCGTCATGTTCTTTGACAATGACTTTTCCATAGCCTTTATCTAGTCGAGAAGCTGGTGAGGAAGCTGTTCCGCCCATAGCATAAGGCTTACGGTCATTAGAGTGTTCGTCTTCCATGTCGATTCGGCCAGAGTTGTGGCCCATTTCGTCTAGTTCGTTGCGAGAATGGGCGTCCATATCGCCCTCATCTTCACTAGGTTCGAGTTGAGACTGCATATGCGCTTCATCTTCTCTCTCCATTAACTCATCGCCGTGATCTTTTGGCTGCATAATAGGTCCGCCCTTAGCATAAGGACGTCTTCGGTTACTATGCTCTCGTTCCATATCAGGAACTTCTGGACCTTGTCTATCTGGTCCTAGCTCGTTATCATGTTCAGGCGGTTGTCGTTGTGGTCCGTCGTTAACACCGGCTGAATCCTGCAGGTGATCTTCTTCGTCTCTAAGGCGGACTGAAAAAGAGTCTGTGGGGACCATTTTAGGATGCTTTAGAGGGTATGTACGACCTTTAAGAGATACCTTGTCGGGACGTGAGGTCCAGGAATCTTGTCCAGGAGGCTTATTTCCAGAGTTGCTTGAAACTTCTTTAGAATCGTTATACCTGTTATCAGGCATAGGGCGCTTCTCATTAGATGCTGAGACTTCTCCGCCTTTGGCGTAATTCATATCAGGAGAGCCTGATTGAACTGCCCCGCCAGAGGCTTTTTTAGCTTTACGTTTTACGCTGTAAGCTATTGCGATTGCTTGTTTTTGAGGCTTGCCGGAGTCCATTTCTCGTTTAATATTTTCACCGAAGGCTTTTTTGGACTTTTTGTGGATAAGCGGCATTATTCGATCTCCTCAGATTCTTCTTCTATGTGTTCGCCCTCTTTGTGAGGTTGACTTTCCATCAATTCAAATGTATCTTTAAGTACTTGGGCCATTTTCTTTATGTCTCTGCTGTGGACGGCATCGATCAAGTCTTTCGCGCATGCGTCTAAGTATGCGTCAGGACTATCATTTTCTTCTTTTTGATCTGGCTCTCTAAGTTTCATGATTAGGCCGGACTGTTGCTTATTTTGGGGTTTCAAAAAGGGTATGCTCATAGTACCTCAATAGTGCAGAAAATATTGTGTTTTTGATAAAAAACGCATATAATTAGGTATGAAAATCAAAAAAGGAGACTTATTTAAGGCAAAGGCTCCATTCACATGGACTATAGATTATCTCTTATGCGTAGAAGAGCGAGAAGCTCCGGGCCTCAGACATCTTTACTTGCGTCTTAACCAAAACTTTGTCTCAGACTGCACAATCCCGCTATCAAGTGGTAATCTTTTGGACACACATAAATTTCTCAGAACATTAACTGATCTTGAGATGTCTCTACTGGGATATTAGTCCTCATAGATTCCGTATAATCTATTATAATTAGATTGTTCTTGTTTCATGCCCTCAAGTTCAGCATCAAACATCTCAGTTGACTGTTGTTCTAGCCATTCTTTAGAGCCAGGCTTAGGTTTAGCTATCGGCTCTTCATAAGAATAGGCGGGGGAGCATTTAAACGCATATAAGACGGCATCAGCTATGTCTGAGTGGAATCTGTCAGATACTACCATACGGTCAGGTTTAGACTTATCTTTATCGATTTCAATCAGATAAGAGTCATTAGCAAAATGGCTGTTGTATCTGGCCTTAAATCTAGACGACCTTAAGGCGTCGTTTAGTAGCGCTATATTCTCCATTTTTCTTGTTTTGTCCGCGGCCTCCACCGGGATTTGGTACCTGCGGATCATCTCCTCGCCAATCTTCTTGCCAAGAGCTCCCATATCCATAACCATCTTAGAGATATCATATCTCTTTTGAAACATCCTAACCTGGTCGACAAGCTCTGTAATACCTTGCTTGGGGGTTACTAGTTCGTCCACTAGGTAAGTGTCTTTACTGTGGTCAGAGTAAGCTAATATGGCTATAGCGTCCGCGTCTTTAAAGCCAACGTCAATGCCCATTATGTAAGAATACTTGGAGTTACCGGGTAGCACAGGCAGTTGATTGAAGTCATTCTTATCTTTGTTATAGTGAATAACAAGAGAGCTATCGTCTAGTACCCACTTGCCGAACCACTCTCGCTGTACCGAGGGCTCCATTATGTCTGTTATGCCTCTACGACGCATCTCCCTGTCGAACACTTCCTGGTGTGTTTTATTGGCTTTTATGGGGATATGCGGGTTATCCCAAAAGGTCCAGGCGTGCTTACTCCACTCCTCTGACTTCACAGCGCATTCATGAAAGTATCCTGAGGGTATCGGACCGGGGGTTCCTATAAGGCACAAGCTGCCAGCATAGTCCATCAGAGCAGGGCCTATGATGTCGTCGATGAGCTCCTTGATGTACTCTCTGAAGGACTGACACTCATCTATATACACCAGCTTCATGGCGAGCCCTCGAAATTTTTCAATTTCTGAGGTATCTTTGGCGCCAGCTATGTATATCACTGAATTGTTAGGGAATGTTATGGACAGTTCTATCTCATTGACTTTGCTGGGCAGTTGGAATTTCTTTAAGATATTCTTGAACTCTTTCCAGATAATACGCTTACCGCTGGTTCCTGACAAAGTTATGTATAAACTGGTAGAATCAGGAGTGTTTAACGCAGTATGTATAAGGTGCGCCGCGCAGGCTATAGTCTTACCTGCGCGGCGTGAGCATACTGCTACTTTGAAGGGACTAGGATCTTCTACGAAAGCTAATTGCTTGTCGAACAAGAAGCTAGTTACATTGAACTTACGCATCCAAAACTTATCTACGTCGGCCTTGGGTGTTTCTGGATGAACTATACGTTTCAAGCGGACTTACCGGCTCCTCCACCGCTTTCGATGGTGCTAAGTTTGGTAGTCGATGGAGTATCCTCAGGAGCAAAAGCTACAGTTTTGATATTAGCGTGGGGAACGCCAAAATCTCTACCGTTGATTTTAACAAATAGAACGTTCTCGCCCCATTCCATGGAAAGTGTTTTAACTGTTCCCATACCACCGGCAGTCTCGTTTAGGCTGTCTCTCAAATCCCCAATCCCTGGGAAAAAGAAGTTGGCATGCAATCTGGCGTTTGTGACTCGTCGATTAGCCATTAGACGCCTCAGTTCCGGCCTCTTTAGGCGTCTGCGCTGCATCTAATACAGCCTTAGCCTTAGCTTCGTTGTCCAAAACATCTCTAGCTGTAGCTTCATTATACAGGCTGTCTAGGTTCTTGTACAACTCTTCCAGGCGGCGAGTGCTGCGTCGAATAGCATCTTCTAGCTGTCCGACTTCAAAACAAGCACGCGAATAGTCTTGCGTGATTATTTGTTTCTCTCGTGGCTCAACTGGTGTTGGCAGTTGAACCTGCTTCTTACGTTTGTCTTTAAAAAAGTTCATAGGGCTCCTACGAATGGGTTAAATAGTACTTCTGTACTAAATTTGGTTAAAAGTTTTTCGCCTTGGTTGGTGAGATGGGACACCTGCAAGGGTGTCAGCGCGCAGAGCGACTTGGCTATGCCCCGCCTACGCCACACCTTCTTTACATAGACGTAATGTAAAGTGCTAAGATCCTGACTAACAATGCTATATCCAATTATGACGTTAGGGTCATCCGGTAAACAGGCTATCTTCACCTTGTTTTTTACGCTATCGAACAGTGACTGCGCCATGATCTTATAGTTATCATAAAAAATTTTCATGGGGATACGAGTTATCCAGTTCACGGTGTGTTGTTTCTCCCCGCATCTGGTGCATTTGGGCTCAGCCTTATTACCGTAATAAAGGCTTTCTAGGAAAGAATGAATCACGAAATTCCTGTCCTCCGATACAGCGTCTCTAATGTGGTATAGGCCGTCAAATTTCATTTAATGTACATTGCTTTCATTTTAGCTTTTAGCTGCTTTATCACAGTTTTTACTTCTTGTTCTTTGTTTTTCTTGTTCTTTCTCAAACCTTCCGCTATCTCTAAAACAGTTAGTCCGTCTGAGTGTCCGGACCAAATCTGTCTATTTCTTTCAGAATCGAACTCAAAATCATTCAAGAACATTCTCGCCATATAGTAATATTCTTCCCTTCCTACTGTCTCTTTTCTTGCCTGCTCTGCTCTAAGTTGACTATAGCGTTTTAGCTTATGGTCTTTTGTCTCTGCATCATCAAACCCAGAATCTTTTAGTTTTTTCTGCCACTTAGCGTTTAGTTTTTTAAATTTGTCAGTTTCCCAAAAATTAGACATTTTCTCCTGGAGTGACGGCAGTAGCTTCAGCCTTAGCGGCCTCTTGAGCCTTCTTTTGGAGCTCAAGTTGCGCTTGTTTTATGTCATAAAAAACCTGTCCTGCCACCTGTTTGGAGGCCGACGCGTACAGTCCATTAACAAAGTGTCGCTTTGGTACAAACCCTAGCTGTGTTTGGTACTTATTCTTAGCGGGCCCTAGATGCTGAACCATGCTGGCCAATGCGAATTTCATGGAGGTCTCATCTGCCAAAGGTCCTGCTAATTCAATAACTTCTGCGGACCATTTATCAAATTGAGTCAGCCCTCTAGGTAAAGGACTAGGAAAGTAGCTTAAAATCTGGTTTAAAATAAGCGTTAATTTTTTAATCATGTAAAACATCCTCTCTACAGTGTTAATATTACCACGGTCGTATCAAAATGCAACAATTATTTTAACTATTTTATAAATATATGATATTATTAGTTATTTAGTCCTAAAGTTTATATAAAAAGTGTCGATAAGTAATATATCAGGAGGACATATGGAATACATGATAACTTTTTTAAACTTTAATAACAAACTCTGTTCCTATATAATAGAGTCTAGGGATTTAAGCGAGGCTATGCAAGTAGCTAAGATTCTATCTGCGGGCAGACCTGTAACTATAGTGGAGGTTTTATGAACGATCTTTTCTTACCAATCGTATTCGTTATCCTGGGCATGTTGGCTATTGTAGCTTTAAGCGCTTTGCTCTCATGGATCGCTGGACCCGCTGCAGCATTAGTTATCGCCATTTTATTCTGGAGCAACAGTTCTAAGGAGGACTCAAAATGAAAGAAGTAATAAAGTTTGAATTGCAGTTGAGACGTTTAAACAAACAGATTAAATCTGCTATAAACAACAACGACGCGCATCTAGTGGCTGGTTTGTACAGAGCTAGAACAGAAGTCTTGCTAAGCCTAGTAGAGGCACAGAGAAAAGTAATCAACGGAAGATTCTCATGGCTAGCAGGATGATTATTTTAATCCACCAATTGATTTCGCAGTGTGAGGTATGGCTTCTAGGGACACTCCTGGAAGCTCTACCGCTGTTTCCATTGCATTCTGTAGTAATAGTTCTACTGAAGATGCATCAGATTCTTCGCACTCTACTATGATCTCATCGTGTATCTGCGACACTATGCTACAGACGATTCCGGCCTGCTTAGTGTCATTATAGAATTTAATCATAGCGCGATTGCATATAGAAGCAGCGGTACTCTGAATTCTGTGGTTAACTGACAAATTCAGTATATTCCTGGCCTCATACGGTAAATCCTCACACTTGCCGTATAGCTTATCAAACTTCTTAGCTTCCGGCAGCCTGCGAGGTCGTCCAAATATACTAGTCACATAACCTTGTTTTTTAACTTGAGCGTGCGACTCGTCTATCATGCTCTTAACTCCAGAGAATTTCTCAAAATACGCATCTATGATATCTTGTGTATCCGCCACACACTTTCCTATCATACTAGACAGCCTGCGCGCAGTGGCCCCGTAAGTACTAGCCAAGGCTATCTCTTTGGTCATTTTACGCTCCTTGGGATACTTAACGCCAAATGCATCAGGGCTGCCGTCTTTGTATGGCTTGGCGTCGTAGCAGTCGAACACTGGGATGCCGATGGCAGAATAGAAGTCCTGGTCTGATTTAAACGCTGCCAATAAGTTCTTGTCTCCGGACACCGCTGCAAACACCCTGGGCTCTAGCTGGCTGAAGTCTGAGCCAACGAACACCTTGCCGGGCCTAGCTACGAAACAATTCTTAATACGCTTATCGTCACGCGGGAGATTTTGGAAGTTAGGATTAACGCTGGAGTACCTACCTGCGGTAGTTCCGTGCTGTAGGAATCCCGGCTGGATGACGCCGTACCTGATCCTAGACTCTATACCTTCTATGTAAGTCGATAAGATCTTCTCGTTCTTTTTAAGCTTAAGGAGAGACGCTATCCATTTATATTGTGGCGCATGGTGCCCTAGTATCTTATTATTGCACTCAATATACGCAAAGGGCGACTTATATTTTTGTGCGCTAATCTTCTTACCATTGTGGATGTAACCAGGTCGTCTAATTGTTCCTTCTCTTCTCTTGGCCTCATCTAAGAAGATATTTCTGGCTTTTTGATGATGTGGGAGGGGGAGGCCCATTTCTTTACACGCCTCCTTGCCGGCTTTGGTCAATGATCCGAACTCCAGTTCCATCTCGCCGAACAGAAGCCAGCTTAGCTGTTGATTGGAATTTATATTGAACGTCGTCTTAGCTGAGGTGCCCGGGTACTTTGATCTAATTTTGTGCTGGATTTCATTGTTTATGAAGGTCTTTAGTTCCTCGCACTCCGCCTCTAGCGTTTTTTTCAGCGTGGTCAGGCCTTCTACGTCGACTTTCAGTCCAGTAGTATTGAGTTGGTATGTAGGACCTTTCAACAAAGGCATGCTCTCGTCTTCATAGAAGAACTTGTCTAGTTTTTGTTCATATAGCTCTGGTACCAGGTCTAGGAACAATCTATAAGTCAGCCACGCGTCTTTAGCGCCGTACTTAGCTAGTACGCTGCTGTTAGCCTTATACAGCTCAAAATGATCCTTAGTGATCAGACCGCCGTTCTCGGCTACTGAGACTTTCATCTCTTTAGCCTCTGCGTCGGCGCTCTCACCGTACATCTCGACAGCCAAAGACTTTAGGCCGCAAGATCGGTTCTCGTTAAGAATATGCGCTAAAATCATTGTATCAGTATGTAAACTGTCAATAAGATTAACCTTAAAAAAGTTCTCGGCTATCATACAGTCATAAACGGCATTATGCATTATAGTCTGTTTTTTAGATAATAAAACGACTAATTCCTTGACTTTATCCGTCAGGCCTAGTCTCAGTAAGGATTTAGACGTCTTATCCCATTCAGCCAACACGATGTAGTAGGCATGAGACTCCTCAGCGCACACCGAAACGCCGACTACCTCAGAATCTTTAGCTAAACCAGTCGTTTCACAGTCATACGCAATGAAGTCTTTGTCTTGTAAGTACCGTATCAGATCATCAATGGCTTTTGGAGTCTTTATTGTTATCAGTTGCACTTTCAGCCTCCAATCGTCTTGACTCATAAGGTACTATATCAGTTTTCTTGTCCGCTTTCCTTAAATTATTAGTCACGTTATAAAAGAATTCAGCTGACTTTTCCTCGTCTTGGGTCATCTCTCTTAGCCGCTCGGTTTCAGGATCAAAGAACAGCTGGTACCTTATGTCTTCTTTAATCACATCTTTATTCTGCTTCTTGTGACGTATCTTTACAAACTTTAGCGCCATTATGGTAGGAGCGCCTTGGTTATAGGCGCGTTTTAAAGGTTGCCATAGACATAGGCAGTAGTCCACGAAGGACTCAAAGAACACTGTTCCGTAGGCCGCGTCCTTATCTAGTTCCAGGTCGCCGATGCCAGCCTTGCCTCTGTTGGTCTGCGATAACATTATCAGCATTACGTTGAGTCTTACAGCCAATGACTTCATTTCACGACACACGCCTATCAGGCCGTCATTCTCTCCATTCTTAGTCTCCTTGGCCAGAACTCCGATGTGGTCAACTACACACGCTCCTACTTTTTTACTGGCTTGTTTCTCAAACGCAGTTATGTGGTCCTCTATGGTCTTTAGGCTGAAATTGTTATAGGTCCCGTCATCATTGTAATTAGATATGATGTGGATTCTATCAAACAATGACGTATCCTCTCCACATATTGTTTTGATTCTTGACGCCACTTCTCCAGACGGCTGCTCTAGACTAAAGAAGAAATGATGATAGTCTGGATTATTCCTAGAGAACCATAGGAACATATTCAAAGTCAAGGTAGTCTTACCAACTCCAGAGCCCCCGATTAGGCCGATCACCTGCCCTAGCCTAAATCCGTGCTCAGTGTCGTCTACCAGTCTATGACATGGAAATCTTTTGCCTTTTATCGTATCGTCCCCCTTGCTGAGGATCTCCCTAACTGTAGGAGACGTGCAGATTTTATTCTCTTCAAAGGTCCATATTTTCTCTACTATGTTATGGGCGTAGCTATACCTGTGGCCAGGGGCACGCTGCATAGCCTTATGGCTATTATAAAGCACGTTCATGGCTTCTTCTTTAGTGAAGTCATTGGCCAACATGATATGACCGAGCCTAAAGTCGCCTCCGCTTCTGTCGTCTCTCAATTCAGAGAATAACTTATTGACTTCTTTATTCTTTTTAAGAAGTTTGCCGAATTTATCTGGAAGTCTTCCAGAGATCTTAGGCAGGTCTTCTATATCATTTATTCTATTGTAGTGGTGTTGACAAAATTGTTCGTCTTCTATTCTTATAGCAGGTATAAGCTTATCTAATTGTTCGGACGTATATTCTACGTTATCCTCATACAAGAGCTCACAGGCTTTAGGCTCTTCTTGTTTATTATTCAAATATCCAGGGACTCGCATCAGCTGGCAGATCATGCCTGTAGCTTCATCCGTATTGAATAGCCGACATAATCTACGTTGGAATCTGAGATAGCTAATCGCATCTAAGTCCGTTACTTTCCAGTACGCATGTACCCCATTTCCAGAGTCTACTATCCTAGTTGGAGGCAAGTTTTCGTTCTTGAATAGCTCTTCTATGAAAGCCTCTTTGTTTACGTAGCCGGCGGCCTTGTGGTCACAGTCTACGAACACCCACTTGAACGTGTCAATGTCTCGTCCCTCTACTGTGGAACCCGAGTAAACGCTTGGATAGTTTGGCCATGTGTATATATTATAGCCTTTAGAGTTTAGCTCGACGAGTTGCTCGTCTGAAAACTCTCCTTCTAAAACCTTCTTAGCTGTAGGATCTTTTAGCAGTAACCATTCAGGAGCAATTAAACGACAAAGCATGTTCCTCCTAAAATGCCCCAGGGAAGGAGAGCCCCGGGGCCAAACCAGTGACTGGTTAATTCTTTTTACCTTTTAGCAAAGCATTAACTTTAGCAGAACGTTCGGCAGCAGACAGAGCCGGTCGGACAGTCTCTTCGGAAGAATCTCCATTGTCATATCCGCCCTCATAGTCATCGCCGCCGTCAAACTCTTCTTCAGAAGAAGAGGACTCGCTAGGAGCTAGGCTAGAAACGTCGATAACGTTGTCTGGATCTTGTTCGACATCGTATCTATACATATCGCCGTTTGGTGTTTTGGTCATACCCACGTGGGTAATACGAGTTATGGCACCAATCTGGGCACTGCTAAGCTTTCTGTCCATGTCCGTCTTGCCCCAAACTCCTAGGTTGCCCTGAGCGGTCTGGAGAAAGTGCAAATTGCTGTCACCTCGAGCGCCAGTAACAACTCGTTTTCCGAGATAGTAGCCTTCTACTTGGTTAGGGTTAGTTTTTCCTGTCTTCTTGTCTCTACCGCCTACTGCAGTAGTCTTGTCCGCGTCTAACGACTGAATCTTCTTGTACGACATTATAACTCCTCTGTTATATGTTTATATTTAGTGTCGGGTCCGATATAGATCCGATCTTTAAGCCAAAGAGAAACATCTTTATCATCTAAATAAACTAAAGGTTTAGACATAATCTGACTAACGTAACTCTTAAGTCCAAGAGCTAAAATTACAGCGGTAGCCCACTCATGCCCACCTCGGCTCCAGACTATAGTATAAGCGCCCCTGCTATATTCTTCTTTTAGAAGTCTGATCATAGCTAAATTCTTGCGCAATATGATTTTACGTCTAGACAGCGGATCATCGATCTCAATCAGTTCAGACTTAGGTACTGTGGCTGAACTGTAATCATGCATAACAAGCGTATCGTCGACGTCTACTGGAATGATTCTTTCACTCTGAACTACCCTCATTTTAACTCCTGTCTATAGCGATCATCCAGCTCTTTATGAGTAGTCTCAAACTCTAATAAAAACATCACACAGCATCCTAGATGCGCTAAATGTGACAGTCCTGTCTCGGGGTCTTTGTCCTCGCCACCGATGAAAGCAACTAAATGTCTCATGGCGGCGCTAAGTACTCGGGACCACATGAATCCGCCGCGCCAGTTATTGGCACTATACTTACGCTTTCCAAAGGTCATAACTTTAGCTATTTCTACTAAAGCTATGGACGATAGTAGGGACATGTCTGGTTTTTCTTGATCGTGTTTTATTCCAGTAGGAATCGGTTGTGGGATGCTCATCTTTATCTCCTTAAACTAAGATTAACATAGGTCTCATTTCGAGACAAATAAAATTATAACTTTTTTATCCAACGTCCGCCTTTACCAAGCACCATCGGAACTATGTGCGGGACTCCGTTCTCGATTACTAGAATCGAAACAATTGGTCTCTTAGGATTCACCTTGTTATATCCTAAGGCTAAACTTTTGTCGTCTGCCAAGCATCCTGTATGAGCATCGAACATCAATTTTTCAGGAGTAGATATATAGTTTATTTGTGCCTTTTCGTGATAGTGACCCTGTACCGTAGACATGCCATATTGACTAGCTAGTTTACCTGGTTTAGCTGATTTACCGTGGCAAAAATATACTGGCCCTAGTGCTGTGTTTAAGATGACATCAAACACCCATTGCCAGCCTTTAGGAGCGTCTAGCACGTCATTATACTTCTTAATGGCCTTAGAAGGAATCCCTCCAGTCAAACTTTTACGAAGGATCATGCTACCATGATTCGACTCGACTATCGTGCATTTAGGGAAGAGTTTGTAGATAGGTTTAAGTCCTTCTATGGCTTTTTCTAGTTCGTCGCCAGCGCTAGGTAGATCTGGATTAGACTCATGATAGCTTAAGGCATGAAAGTCCACCTCGTCTCCAATACATACGACTTTATCCGGTCTATACTTTTGTTTTACTGCTGACAGAAATTCGTTGATATCAGGATGTGCGAATGGATGATGCATATCAGAAATTACTAAGATAGATCTATATTTCTTTTTGTCTTGTTTAACTGGTACGCTCACTTTAAACTCCTTTTATATTCTCTTCGCTCTTTATTCTCTTTTTTAGTCTTAATCTTATGGCAGTCCTTACAGACAGGCGACAGGTTCCCTATATCACACCAGATGCGGCCGATAAGCTCATCCCAAGTTAAATCGTCCATAGTCTCATTCACCTCAATAACAGGCTTCTTGTGGTCCACTTCCATCTTATATGTAGGCTCTAGTATTCCGCACTCTCCGCACCACGACCATCTTGTAACTCTAGGTCTTAAAGGATCTGAGAAACTTATGTCGTGCTTAGCTAGTGCCTCTCTTCTAAGATTTGACCTTGAGAATACTCTCCGCAGCGCCCCCTTGATGAGATTCCGCTCTTTAGCATCTTTAGGATTCTTCATCAATTATACTCGCTCCATCGATTAATCTTACATTAAATCTCTTATTGAAGCAAGACTTAAGTGCCTCAGAATGCTCCACTAAGAAGATAGAAGCATAAGTTTTCTCTAAACTTTGTAAAAGATCAAATACTTTTAGTTTCATCTGTTCGTCTAAGCCGCTAGTGACCTCATCCATAAACACACAATTGACATCAACGCCTGAATTGTTACTCACCTGCTTCATGACAGACACTCCGAAGCACAGCTTCAACAGCTGTCGTTGACCCTTACTCAACTGAGTAAAATTGGCTTCGTTGCCATCCTTATAGATTAAGACGTCTAACTTGTCTGAGTCCTGGACTTCGAACTTAACTCTAATCTCTGCGTCAAAGTACTTAATAAGTAAGTTATTTGTGTTAGACTCTAGAAATCCGATAGTCTGACTTATAAGGCAGCTTCTAAAGTCCTCTAACACGTCAGACAACAATGAGGCATCCGACAGCTGTAACCTGCTCTCAAGGATGTCGTCTCTAAGACTCTTAGCCTCTTTACGTAGCTGTGCGCTTTCTGTACCCAGTTCTTTTAGAGTAACCTCATGAGGATTTTCTTCTAATTTGATTAGCTCTAGTTGCTGCAACCACATGTTTTCACTAGCAGTTTCACGTTTAATTTGTTCTTCGTAAGGATTAGCTCGGGCTTTAGTACGGATCAACTGATTATTTAGACTTACTATATCTACTCTTAGTCGATTGTTTTCTGACTCTTGTTTATCTAAGCTATGAATATCTCTTTCTATTAACAGATATTTGTGTGAGTTCTTCTGCGCCCCGCATTCTTTACACTTGGTGTCGCCTAGGTCGACTTTGCGGCTAGCTAATATTTCTCTTTGTTCTAAGAAGTACGAATCTGGTTTAAGTTTCGTTCCTAACTGTTGAATTTGATTTATAATTTTAGACGTCTCGTAGTCTTTTTCTTGTTCAAACTCAGCGCGGTTGGTATTTAAAGACTCCAACGTTTTTTGTTTACTTGATTCGAAGTTAGTCACTTTACTGTGCAGATTATCAATCTGCTTTGCCTGCTTATCATACCACTGGTCTTTTTTCGCTGACTCTTGCTGAATTTGTTTTTCTAAATTAGACAACGAATTTTCTTTTAAAATCAATTGCTTATCGATGACCCCTAACTCTTCCTTAAGCCCTTTTGTGTATTCTGTAAGATTTGTTTTGATTTTTACAGCCAAGCTTAGGTCAACTAGCTCTTCTGTAATAGTCCGGCGATTCCTAGCCGACGCCGTAAAGAAGTTAGATGTTTGACTGAACTCATGGAAGTAGGCGGCGGACAGATAGGTATCTGCGTCCATACCTAGGAGTTCATTTATAAGCTTCTGAGTGTCGTTTAAGTCTTTGCCTCGTTTAGGGTGCTCCCAAACTCCATCTATGACATAGTATAAATCGTTAGGATTTCTAGTTCTTGCTATCCATAGCGAATAACTCCCCATATCTAATATGACGTGCCCATAAGTGGTCTCGGACACTCCCCAGCTGACTATGTCGTTAGCCGATCCATTCTTAGCGGTGATCCCGTACAGCACCCACGGGACGATGTCACATAACGTGGACTTACCCGAGCCCGTTGGTCCTGAGATAAGCGTTAGGCCTAAGTCGTCAAACTCGAAGCTTAAATTCTTATAGCTACCAAAGTTTTGTACTTCAACTGTCATGATTTTCATTTATGCCTTAATGTCGGACAATCAGACCAATGAAAATCTTTACAATCGCACAATAAGTCAAATAACTTGTCTTTATTGACTTTATGTGCCGTTACATACGCGATTAGCTCTACGCCTCGCGCGTTTAGTCCGGCTCGATAAACAATTATATCTCCAATATTGCTATGTGTTGATATAACCTGCTCATCTTGTGGAGGACTAGATAAACTGTATAAAGAGCCGCCAGCGCCACCGAATATGTCTCCCATCAATCCTCCAACTGTTTCCACAAGTCTTTGAGCCTGCTTTTTTGTTCGTCGTCTGTATTTGTCAGTGAGTCTATAAGAGTGTCTAACACCTCGAATTGAGGTTTGTTTGGGTCTTGTTTAGACGTGGTGATGTCAGTAGATATGAGGTCGAGTTTGAAGTCCCCCTCTATCTTCATACGATTAGCAATATCCTTCTTAGTAATGTTTAGATATTGTTTGTCTCCTGAGACTTTCACCCACAGCAAGTCGCCCCGTTTGTAGTCATGCTGCCATAAGTCTGGATGATCTATGTCTCCGATTCCGATATCAACCACGACGTGTTTTCTTAAGTTAGTGGGTACGAATTCAAGACTACCGTCATCATATAGGATCTGATAGCCTTTAGGAGGGTCATCAGCTTCCGCATAGTTCAAAGTGAACGGGTTACCGACATAATCGAACTTACCGCCGTCCGGTAGGTCGAATGATTGGCGAGTATGGTAGTGTCCAGAGATGACTCTGAAGCCTGCTAGATCTTCTTTATTGAGCGCGGATTTGTCTTGGTAGTAGTGACCTGCATTAGAGCTATTAATGCCTTGGTGCATGATTAGAGTAGATTTAGGAGGTAGGGTTTTAAGATATTGTCGTAGTTCGTTAGCATCATGATGGTAAGGTATTAGATGACATTCTAGGCGCTTACTATAGAAGGGCTCATCTATAATGATACAATTAGGCTTAAGAAAGGAAAGGCTATGTTCTTTTGATTTCTCATTAATAGAGTCGTGATTACCCCTCAGTACCACTGGGGAGGTTAGACTATATACTTCTAATGTCTTCTTCATTGCATTCATACATTCCCCTCGAATGTTAGCCTTGGTGTCGTGAAGATCCCCGCAAATTATCAAAGGAACTTCTAATCTATTCGCATGTTTAAACGCCTTATTGACAGCTTTGTCCGCTATTTCTAGAGTTTGTAAGTTATAGTGAACATCACTAATGAGAACTGCTTTAGGCTTACTCATGTTCAAGTACCCAACTGTTATTATCGTAAGTACCATCGAATGAATTTGATTTCTTACTATTAAGACTCTGTGTCAAGTACTGAAGGTTCCAGCTCACATGTAATCCACATACGTCTTTATTCTTAACTGGTATTATATGGTCTACGGTTAAGTTCTCAGGACAGTTTTCATAAAAAACTAGAGTCTCAAGCGCATGATATTTATTAAATATATTTCTTAATGTTAATCTTCTCCCACTCTGGTACATTCTCTGATAGTCTCTGTATTTTTTAGGATTCAAGTGTTTAGCTTTGTTTGCCCTGGCAACCGCCCTAACTGAATATAGTGGGTTCTCCTTACGTTTTTTAAGCGCCTTTCCAGAGTTTACGTATTTAGCTTGGGCATTTTTAACCTTATCTGGATTGTTTGCTGACCAAGCTGTTTGATTGTTATTTATCTGTTCTCTGTTATTGATTCTATATTCTTCATAATAGCAGGCCTTACATATTATACGGATGCCTTTTTTAATTCCCCTCCATAAACTGTTGGGTAGAATCGGGTATGACTTAGTGCAAGCTGGACATTCCCTAGTTGTCATTCAGATTCTTCTCCGGAGCCCACTAATGCTATTCCTTCTTTTGTTATACTTAGCAATATATTTTTAGGTCCAGGATTGGTTTTATCAATATGATTCTTGAATAAAGTCCAGGAGACTATAGCTCCAACTCTTACTTTTTCTTTATTAACTGTTCTTTCAACCCAACTTTTTCTAGTAGTTTGATATGTCAAGCATGAGAAGAAATTTACAGCTTTACCGCCAGCATTAGTTTTGCCCGGGCTGCCGATATTTGAGTACGTGTAATTGATCATAAGAACAGCTACATCGCCTTCGTCTCGTTTGGCTATCAGCTTGTTGATACCTAGTCTATTGATCTGGCCCTTTCCACCTGGTTTCTGGTTACTAGTGGTTAGATCCATCTCAGAGTCGCGCTTAGAGACTACGTTACCTATAGAGTCGAACACCACGAGTAACTTCTCTTTAGGATAGTTTTTAAAGAATTCGTCCCACAGCTTAAACATTAGCTCAAACGCCTCTTCTGCGATTGAAGATTGCACCAGCATAACTTGGTCAGGATCGACCCCCCAGTTTCTTAGGTCTTGCTCAGTGGTCTTGTTCTCAGTTTCAACGTATAGAACCACCACGCCTTGGGCCTGTGCGGCCTTCATCGCCTCTATAGCGCACGAGGTTTTGCCTGAATCGGAGTCCCCTGCTATCATGACTAGCTTCCCAAAAGGAATGCCCTTGGTGTTAGTTCCTTTTTGCCACCATTGGGGCATTATTACGAAGTCCGAGTCTGCTGTTCCTCTGAGTTTAGACGCGAAACCAATAGCATTAGCTTTATTAGTATCTTTCGCGTACAGTTTTTGTACATCTTTCACTACTTTGGAGATATCGAATTTAGCCTTACTCATCGAACACCATGTCTGCTGCTTTCTCATATAGGTCTACAAAAGTCCATGCGCCTATATCTGTTTCAGGTTTGTAGTACATATAGACCATAGCAAGAAATTTCTTTTTTGTCAATATCTTTGGTAGGTGTCCCGTGAACAACACCATCATGAACCAATTGAGGCAGTCTCCAGATGGGAACATCAATAGTTTAATCTCTTGAAGAACAGAGAACAGTGGGAACAGCGCTCTTGGATATAAAGCAGCGAGCACCATAGGGTGTATAGGCATATACGTCTGATCAAACTGCCAGCGCATATCGCTTACCCTGAAGTCGTCGATAACAGATAATATAAATCTTGGAGTCCATTGATCAGGACCAAATCCCCAAGATGCTTTCGCCCGAGGATGTCTAATATATCCAAACAAACCTTCTGTATTTTTAAAATAATCCTCTACTCCAGCTGTGCTTACCTTACCGCTGATCTCCTCTGTCAATGTTTTAGACTTGGTGTACAGCTTAAGTATCCAATACCTACCAGTCTCGGCGCAGGCGTCTCCTACCGAGGCCTCAACGGTCGTGTCATGCTCCATGCATAGTAATCCGTACTCGTCAAACTTCATATTGATTTAGCCTGTTGTCTAAAAAAGACATGCGCGGATTCGCACACCTTGAACATGCGCTCTAAATATTCTGACTCCACTTCAGCTGAATCGAAGAGATCTTGTGCTTGGGATACCTCAGGTGTTGTTGTTATAATGGCATCCATATTAGACTCAGTGGGTTTTTTATCCGATTCTTTTAAGAGCTTAAGGTACACCGCCGAGCGTATTGCTTTCATCCCAGCTT